AAGATCGGAAGGGTTACGCCAGTACCAGCGCAGCCGTTTTTCCATTTCAGGCGCATAACGCTGAACCCAGCGGTAAATCGTGGAGTGATCGACATTCACTCCGCGTTCAGCCAGCATCTCCTGCAGCTCACGGTAACTGATGCCATATTTGCAGTACCAGCGTACGGCCCACAGAATGATGTCACGCTGAAAATGCCGGCCTTTGAATGGGTTCATGTGCAGCTCCATCAGCAAAAGGGGATGATAAGTTTATCACCACCGACTATTTGCAACAGTGCCCTCGTGATGATGGCCGTAAAACGCTTCGCTTGAATAGTGATAGTTTCGTTCTCCTTCAGTTCGCCGTAGTGAGTCTCCAGCAGAGAACCCAGGCGCCACAGACCGTCATCTATGCGTTTATCGCTGGCAAATCTGATCAGCAGTAGCTTTACGATTAACTGACCAATGTAAAAGGCATATCCGAAGCCGGCCGCCACAAGGTAGGTTGCCAGCCACCAGTCGAAAGAGGTCAAATTGCTCATTTCCGCGCTCTCGTCTCGTGAACAACCCGATACAGACGCTTACCGATGCGAAGCGTTTTGGTTTTCAGTACCTGCCTGACCAGATCGCGACAGATACTGAAGCCGAGGGCCACGCCCCCAGCAAAAGATAACAGGATGTATGGAATCATCAGAACGCCCCCGCCTCAGTCAATTGCTGCAACAGTGAGTGTCCTTTTTCAGTGAGCTGATAGTTCTCCACACATCCCTTTGGCGAAACGTTAGCGACAAGATTCATACGTTCCAGTTTGGCGCGGGTCTTTGGCTTCCAGTTGGCGTAGAACTGTTTCCACTGGCTGATTTCACGCAGAGTTTCTTTCTCCCGTTTACTTAACATGATCATCCTTAATCTCCTTCAGTGTGTGCGTGATATCTACAATGCGGTAAATGCGGCCACGTCTCTGCATGACACCGGCTTTTACGTAATCGTTGATGCAGCTGGACGTAACCAGACTGCCGATAACAATGCCGACGACCAAAAATACAATCATCCAGCCGAGCATCAGTCTTTATCTCCAATACGGTCTTCGGTATCTCGCAGACATTTCGGCCACTTCAGACGTGGGTGGCGTAAGCTACCGTCTGGCGTTTTCTCATGGCAGTGAACCTCAACGATGCGTCCACGATACTTCTCCTGATTGTTCCAGATCTCGTCCAGGTACTTATGCTTGATACCGCTGGCACGAACGATGACGCCGTTTTCCAGACGAATCACTATCTTGCCCAGCGTATGCGCAAAGCCAGAGTCCGGGTCGCCTGGCTCAAAGTCGATGATTTCACCGTCTTCAGAATCCTCGTCTTTCAACTTCCACCAGCTGCGGGTACGCTTGAATTCGTAAACAGAGTCCGGATCTTTCCCCATCTCCCCTTCTTCGTTCTCGTCCAGGCGCTTCATAAAGCGTTCGATGGAGTCTTCATGGCTATGGATGATGTAGAAAGGATGCAGGTGGATATCTGGCGCATAATCCTCTCCGCGAGTGTTGCGGAACAACGCCACCAGCTTGGCCAGGCGCTCTTTCAGCTTCATGCCGGTTTGCAGGTACTCTTTGCTTTTTGCCTGAGCACGCCACTCTGGTAAGAAGAAATCGAAGATGTGGTAAACGGCACCAATAGCTTTCACGCTCTTCTTGCGAAGTGCCGACACAGACTGGTTAAACGTGCCTGCAGTCCCCTCACCGTCGAAGAAGATGTGTTTACAACCTGAGAGTCTGCCCAACTCCAGCATGGCTGGTTTAAGGTGATCGAGTGACGTAATCGGATTGCCGGTACGCGTCAGGAAGTTCACCTCTTCCTCGTCAACGATGACTTCGCAGATAACCCGGAGACCATCGAGTTTGAGGCTGCCGATCATTGGCCACTTGGCCTTTGGATTTGGTTTAAATGGGTATTTGTCGCCTTTCTCCTTGTACGGAGACGCCAGCTGTACCTCAAACTTCGGAATTGGGTTTTCGAACACCTTGTTGCACAGGCTGATACCGACGCCGGCTTTCGGATCTTTCAGCAGGAAGCGACGAAACACGTCCTGCCCGTCAGCGCACATTGAGGCAACGAGTGATTCGACAGCAGTAATGGCCGCGTTCCCGGTCAGTTCGCGCGCCGCCAGCTTCTCCAGCAGCTCGACTACCTTCTGGTCGCTGGGTACGGAAGTATCGAGTGGCTCGGCCACTTTGTACTTCTTCACACCGAATCGAATGAATGGGTTGAGCATTAGCGAGACCATGCTCTGCTCAAATTCATCAAGGTTGGCCAGTGCCTCTTTCTTGGCGTTGGTTCCCATCGTTTTTATGGCATCCAGCTTGTGCTTTAGGGCGATCAGTTTTTCCATTAGTGTTTAACCTCCATCGGTCGCTCGGGAGTTTTCATGTGTTTTCTTTGGTTGCTTCTTCAATGAGTGCCGCGTACACATCAGTGACGGGCGCCAGTGAATCGGTGGACGTGGTTTCGGGTTTGGCTGGTTCTGTTTTCTTCGTGCGTTTAACCAGACTGTTAATCGTCATGGTGTTGCGCTTCCGGGTAAGCGTTCTGGCGTGGTCGTTTTGCTCTTCCACTTCTTTGATAAGCGCAGCCATATCGATGAAGTAGAGCTGTTCGCCTTTGCGGATCTCTTCGACCATCATCTTCAGTGCCTGGCATCTGCCAGCAGAAATGGCCGCAGCGCAGGACTGGAACGATGTCGCCGGGAGACGCTTCTCTTTGTAGGCAAGGATGGTGTGCTGGCAGACTGTATAGCTGCAATGGGCCTCATGGCCGTTGATCTTCACTTCCGGACAGCGCAGCGAATAACCGTTGTTTCCGGAGATAGACGGGATTTTCGACAAATCTGTTCTTGTGGACATGCTTCTAACCGTAGTCGTGTACTTACTTATTAAGCGCAGTTTAAAAAAGCCCCACCAGGGGGCTAAATGGTTTTTCGAGGCTTACCAGGTCGCCCAGCCAGTCATTTTGTCCTGAGCGGCTTCGAACCGGTATGGCCCCAGTAAATCGTTGGCATGGTGGACGGCGTAGGATTTTGCCTCCTGTTTAATCATCGGCAGCTCGTTGGCCAGGCGTGCCACCTGCCCTGCAAAACTGACGAGCACACCGTCACATGCCTGACCAGCATCAACAATGATGCGCACCAGGTCTAAGTCGCTGCGGCACATATCGCAGATGATGCCGTATTCCACCTCACGAATGCGCTCAACGGCTTTTTTGGTATCGCCACTGACCACCAATTCCAGCAAACCAGGTGGTGTTGTCAGATCGGTAACGCGTTCGGTAACTTCAGGCAGTTCGACAATGCTCAGGAACGCCGCGATAGACGGATCATCCTCTACACCAGCCCTGCCTTTGATCGCGCGAAGAGTTGCGTCGACAATTTCCTCAAATCGTTCACCTTCATCACACACCGCCTGATTGGTGTAGACAACGCGACCGTCGTACCATGCACCGGCACGTACTTCGACCGTTGCGTCCTTCATTTTGCGAGTGAACGCCACGAGTGCCGCGCGTTTCTGTTTAACACCAGGCAGCTCCGGGGACTCTCCAAAACGAACCCATACCCGCATGTATTTCGAGCCTTCCCCAAGAGGTGCGGTGCTCACAGACGTGGCGATGTGCTCCAGCGCAGTTTGGATCGCCTCATCGATAATCTTCTGGCGCTCTTCTGTATCAATTTCTACGCCTGATTTGTCGATAATTTCGGTAACAGACTTCTGAATATCTGCTTTCATAAAGGTTCCTCAATTCCTTCGTCGAGCATATTTTTACAGAAACATAAGTATGTATCTACTTATCATTAAAGGCGTGCAATTTATACAAGAGCTTTAATGCCGAGTACCTTGCTTTGTAGCTCCAACTGTCTGGAGTACGGCTTGGCACGATAATAGGCTTTTAGTATCTGCTCTGGCGTCGCGTCGCCGGGGTCGAGACCTTCTTCGCCCAGACAGGCCACTTTGACATTCAGCCCGATGCTGGTGAGACGTTTGGCCGCTGACATGGTGTTGCGGATCGCTTGCTTTTCGCTGTCCCACATCATGATGACGTTGCGTAATCCACGCGCCTTGAGCGTCAGGAACGCGCCTAACTGATCTTCAGCGTCCTCATTCATATTTCCGGACAAGTGCATCCCGAACGTGCCAATTGGCTCTACATAATCCCGCAGCGTCTCTTCGTCGAAGATGGCTCGCTTCACGCCCATTACGTCAAATGCCCCTTCACACACAACGACCGTTTGTTTTCCGACTGCGTTGTGGCCGTTGTAGAGAAACTTACCCGACGCCGGCAGCTGCATGGGGAAGAGGTAACGGCGTTCCGCTGCACCGGTAATGTCACGCCCCTGGAAGGTCTTCATCACGCCATCCAGATCGTAAACCGGTATCAGGATGCGCATGTCGAACACTTGTCCTTTGACCTGGTCTGTGTACGGATCGACGTATGCGTGCTTGCCTTCGACGCAGTAACGCAGATCAAAGTATTTGGCCAGCTCCGGGGAGATATGGCGCTCCACCAGATAATCAGGAAGACGACCGTCAATGGGGAGTTCGTAATGGCGCGGGAGAGCTACTGGCCCTTCGAGTTCAACCTTGCTGGCCAGCACGATCTCTTCTTTCTTCGGCGCCCATCCTTGTGAGATCAGCGCGTTCTGGACGTACTCTTCAAAATCGCGACGGGATTTGCCGCTGTAGTGTTTGAGGAAGACCAGCTTATTGAACTGAATCTCTTCGGGATGATCACCAGCAAAGCATTTGCCGACGCCATTGGTCAGATTGAAATATACCTTCCAGTTTGAGCTGCCGCATACCGGGCACTCCTTGATGTTCACCTCACGTCCACGAGTGCTGACACCACCACGACGGTAGATGATCCCCTCCATATCGAGCCATTGTTCGAAATCCAGCTCAGTCAAAAGTTCTTTGAGGTCACTCATTGTTTAACCCTATTTTTTGCAGGTAATATCTTGATAAGCCTCAGCATTTGAATACCATAAAGGCTCATGTGTTTTTTCTTTTGTGGTTGGCAAAAGGAAGTTTTTCTCTGATGGGAACAGGCGTGGAGGTTCTTTCCACGCCTTCTTTTTTATAGGACGTCCATAATGCGTTCGATGAATCGCATTTGTTCGAGGTTCTGCTTAACGCGGATGCTTACGCCGCCTTTCTGGTTACGTGAACCAGCGAAGTAAAGACGCGCTTCACCTTTCGCTTCTTCCTCTTCCGTTTTGTTGATCGTGATAACGAGGTCAGCGATACGCACCTTCTCGATGTTGTCCGCTGCGTGCATCATTGTGGCCACCTCTGAAGCACCACCTTCCCTGTTAGTCTGCGATGCAGTGATGCCGGCAACGTTGTGTTTGTCGTACAGCGCACGCAGGTCAGTGTAGATGCTGCGAATGTTGGCTCGGTCGTCGCGGAGGTCGTAGCTGGCACGCATCAGGTCGGCGTAGTCGACCACGACCATGTCGGGGATCATGCCATTGGCTTTCATACTGCCCAACATGCGATCCAGATCTGCAGGCGACATGCTTCCGGATGGTCGCTCAACAATCCACAAGCTCCCCACGCCTTTCGTCGCGCCCAGCTCTGCCAGTTTGCGATGGACGTCGTCGCGGCGCTCCACCAGCTTGGACATTTCGGTCTCAGACAGACGGGCGTCAAAGCGATCTGACAGAATGGATGTGTGAACTTCCAGCGACAGATACAGGACGTTGTAACCGGCAAGCGTAGCGTTGATGGAGAACTCACCCATCGCCGTCGATTTACCAGACTTCGCGAAGCCCATGAACAGCACCATTTCACGCTTTGCCCAGCCTTTCTGATAAAGCAGCTTGTCGAGCAGCGGTAGACCCGTTGTGATGCTGTTTGGCACGTAATCGTCGGATGCTTCGTACTCACGCGCCTTGTAACGCTCTGCTGATTCAGAGAAGTAATCGTAAATGCCGGTCGCTTCGTTAGAGCCGATTTGCTGGACTTTGGCCATGATTGCCATCGCGCCCTGGAAATCGCCCTTCTCTTTCATCTCAGCCGCTTTAATCAGCGCGTCGTCGAACGCTACGCTTTTGGCAAACGTCGCGACCTGGTCGACCATGTACGCTGTGTCTGACAGCTTCTCAGCGAGAATCCGCTTAAACGCCTCAACGACGTCGGGGAACAGCTCTTCGCGGATCGTCTTATCGCGTTTGGCGCGTTTGAGCATATCGAGGATGGCCGACGATGATGGTGCACTCTTATACATTCTGTAGTAGCCCGACACCATGTTCACCAGAATGGCGTTGGCCGCATTGGAGAACTGGTTTGGTGCAACCAGATCACCGGCACGGGTCAGAAACTCATGGTCGCGACAGAAGTAGGCTGCGAGTCGATTCTGGAAGTCGTCGTCGAACTCTTCAGACAACCCTCGTCCTGTGTGGCAAAGTTCGGTCATGTGCTTTCCTTTGGTTCTTAAACAATTTGTTTTCTAATACTAAAAAAGCCAAATAGGGGATCAACAGAATCGCCGTGCTTCTTCCAGTTCTTCCGGGAAGTGCGCGTAAATCACACGCTCAGGCACGATTTCCATCAACCAGACAGCGGAGAAGATGATACGGACGCGTTTGTCTCGGGTAATGCCACGCAGACGCTCCAGAACCCACTCAAAATAGCGTTCTTGAATCGGGTCGTGCTGCATGTCTCCCAGATGCTTAAAACTCACCAGAGAGTCATCCAGACGGGTTACAGCGCGTTTGGCTAACTTCTCTTCGAATATGTCGATCAGCTCGGGCTGCCAGAGATGCTGGGGGCGAGGTAATTTGTCCCACAGACGGCGTGCAGCTGCGGAAAGAACGGTAGAAATGAAGTAGTCATAAGAGCAGCAGTACTGGTCGGCAAACTGGCGTGCTTTCCAGAGAGATGTTTTGTTGGCCGTCGACAGCTCCTGATACGGCACACGTTTCAAACCGGTAGTGAATTGGGCCGTCTCATAGTGTTCGCGGCCATGCGACAGCATGATGTATGAGTACTGGCGCTTGTATGCCTCAGTGAAGAGGCATGTGGCCATAAGCGGGTGCATGTCGCGGTAATCAAACCACTTTGTCTCGAACAACTCCGCCTCATCCTTGCAGCGTGACAGCCCAATATTCTCGGCCACCCACTTGTCCATGACTGTGGTGTCCCACTCGGTCATGAAGTCGTACTGGTCGTTGTTAATAGTGTTAAAGAAGATCTGGCTCATGCGCTCCGCCTGATAGGTAGTTACTTACTTATCATAATGAGCGAATCATAGCGACTGGAGACTGTTTTTGGAAGTGGAAACGGAAGGGAATGTGTCTGGGGAGTTGGCATAGAAAAAGACCTGCTTCCGTATAAATAATAATAAGTAACTTAGTATTTATATACAGAAGCAGGTTCCTAAACAGGTGCCCAGAACCACATAATTTGATTTCATTCCCAGACGCTATGTCACTGACAGATTTACCAAGGCTGATCATGTTAAAATCAGCGTTTTATCCTCGTGGGTATTGTCACTATGCGCATGAATAATCTTCCCGGATATGGTCTTCCCGAGCTGTCTTTCTGGCCTCAGCCTAAATACGAACGAAATAATTGGTCGATGTTCTGTCTGAAACTTCGTGATGATGGAACTCTTGCTTGGTATCGGCGATATGTTGACCGTGGTATGCCAAACCACGCTTTTGATGACGTCTACGATAACTATCTTGATGCAAGAAAAGCGGCGGAAGAACTAAATAAAAACATAGCTTTCAACATAGATGAACTACCTTTATCTCCGCAGCAAAGAGAATCATTACGCTTAAAAATTGACAAGGCGCTCACCTCAAAATCGCGACTGATGGATGAAGAGCATATGATGCTTAATGAGGCCATTAGAAGGCACGCGAACGATCCACGTTTGTCATCCGACGAGCTAATTATCAAACCTGAAGGGTTAGTCGTACGTCCCTACCTGTTAGACGTACTAAACGAGATGCCTTACCTGCATTGCATTTTCCTACCCACCTACCAGACATGTTTCAGACTAACAGAACCTAACACCTGGGAGCAGGTGCATGACACCAGAGCAAAATCAGCCAAAATTTTCTACCAGGAACGTATCGCCAGAGGTTTTGGTTTATCAGGCGCTGCACATTGGGGTAAAACAAAAGCGACTATTCGCTCAATGCTTCTGCCGCGTGCCAACCAGCTTCTGCAACTTGCCAGCGTAAAAAGAATGCTGGATGAAGCTCTCAGGAATGGACAAAAGGTACTCGTCGTTGGCAACTTTGTTTTCTGGTTCGAAGACAAAAATCAGGTGGGGTGGAGCGTTAAAGAGGCGAACGACAGCGAAATTACCTCAAGAGGCAATACACTCTGGAAAGAAGGAACAATCATTTCAAAAAATCACGGTCGAATAGTCGTTCTACCGTATACAAAGGAAAACGGTGAGCATGTAAAAGGCTACACCAAGAACGCCCCTAACGACGGCAACGCAATTCCGAGGCATAAGGATGAGTATGTCGAGTTGCCCTTTGAAATTTTGGATGGTGACTTGATGTTCAGTCTGTTCGGTGAGCTTAACTACGAATAGCTATCATAGAACGTTGTATTTCTAAGGCTACCCAATGCAGGCCAGCCTTAGAAATTTATATCAGCTTTTCTTCATCAGCTCACGCTTGATTTCATCGGTGCGCATCGTGACGTCGGCAGCGGTGATCGCCTCGTTCAGTTTCACGATGTCTTCGATTTCCTGCGGCGACTTCTCTGCCAGATGGAAAATGGCTGCACGAATCACGTCAGAACGGGTGAACTTCTCGAAACGAGGGATGAACTTCATCATCTCCAGCAGATCGAAGTACTCGTCTTCCAGCGACATTGTGCGGCTCTTAATCTTCTCTTTCCCACGAGTCGGACGCCCCTGCGGTCTGACTGGCTGGCGCATTGGGGTGCTGCTTTTTGGCTGCTCTTCCGGCTCTTTGCGCTTTGCAAGGTCTCCCATTCTCATGGACATTATTCTTCCTCCAGACTCATGATGTAATCTACAAACTCTTCGAACTCGGCTTCTGCCTTCTTATCGCGTTCAGCGCCAGTCATTTCAAAGATAGAACGACCTGCCTCTTCCGCGTCGTCATAAACGTTACGGTTGTACAGGTTAACCGGCGCAGCCTCGATGCCAAATGTCTCGACAATTTCTTTCGCCGCCAGAATACGTGATGCCTGGGAAGGCAGTGACGGACACTGGTTCACTACCGCGCGGATCTTCACTGTCTCGTTCACATTGCGAACGTTGTCGATGATCGGGTCGATATCACGCAGAGATTTCAAATCACGACGTTTAGGACGCAGCGGGATGATTATCACGTCAGCCATAAGCATCGCCAGACGCTGAATTTCGGAGTCAAAGCCACCAGCATCTACCACTACATAATCGGTGCGCCCCTGAAGCGATTTAAGATGTTTGACGATATCATCCTGAACATATGCGAAGGGAATCAGCTCAAGATCATCATTCTGCCGACGGTCTTCACACCAGCTCGTCGTGGTACGCTGGATATCGATATCGGTGACGTGAACCTTCTTTTTCTTTTTAACTTTGAGGCATACCGCAATTTGCTGGGCAACGGTAGATTTGCCTGGGCCGCCTTTTGTGCCGCCAACCACAATGATCTTGGTCATTGGTGAGTTCCCTTTGCGTGAATTATTGTCGTATGAAACAACTTGTTTTCTTATATGTGATATAGCCTAAATGCCTACGGCTGCGGTGTAAAGGTTAAATGATAGGTACTTGGGGAATGTGGAGCACGGGATCAAAAAAAACCCGCCGTAGCGGGTTTATGGGAGAGAGATGATGTTGACGATGTGCGTACAAGAGCCTTTATCAAGTCGCAGCTCGCGGTCTCCCCACTCGTCTGTTACGCGACTTAAAGGCAGACTGCCAATGTCCCACGGCAGGAAACCGGTGGCAGAACCCTTTGCCTTGTCGCCGAGCTGGTCAAGACAACATTTTTTCACGGTATCGTAGATCATAACCTCGCCATATCTCCGCATAGTACCTGACCACATGGACGCACCCAGAATGGTTTGCAAATTGTCGCAAACGAGGTGGCGGTATTTGTCCAGTATGAAGCGATATGCTGTAGAGCCTATGCGGGCTGAGTCAAAAGGCGGTTCGAGATAAGCGCCTTTGATTTGCTTACCGAGGTATTCATTCCCATCGACGCCAATAAACGAAAAATCGTTATAGGCAAACCGACCCACAACCTTCAGCTCTTCTGGGCTAAGAGTCGCATCCACGATCTCAATTTTGATGATGTGTTCGGCAGCCTCAAACGCACTCATCCCCTCGTCATCCATAACCCGCGTGATTTCGTCAAATTGATAATCTGAGTTATAGGAGGGCAAAAGATACACAACGAGAAAGTTGTCGAACTCGCCTTTATCGGCACGCATCTCCACCAGACGAACAACATCGCCTTCTGGTGTCGCGAAATGAAAGGTCTCTAAAATAGTATAGCCGCCCATAGAGAGCGGCATTTTGTTCAACTGCTTGTGGTAGCGTTCATCAATTAAAGAAGGTGCCATTGTTCTTTTTTGCGTTCTGGTAAAACGCTTTCCTTGAGGTCGTTGAACTTATTCTTCATGAATTGTACAACGGCTTTCTCAATTTTTGGAACAATGGATTCTTTAACATCAACAATTTCGGGGTACTGTTCTTGCGGCTTGAGAACAAAGCGCAATTTGTTATTGCGCACAACGACCTCTGCCAAAGGAGTTACAGTTGAGGTGCTGTTGGAGATGTTCTCTGCGCGAGTAACATCGCTTTTGAATGTGACAATGAAGTGCTGGCGGTCAGCTGTTTCGCGACATAACATGCGGCGCACTTCCACTGAGTCTTCACTGTTATGAAAACGCATAGGGAAGCTATCGACTACCGCAGTGTTCGTGCGGATCGTTTGCATAGTACGTGTTTTGTCATGATAGTTGAGCATGTTTCCACCTTAGCCGTTAAGACGTTGATGTCGTGCGGCGACCCCATCGGGGTTTAGAGGCTACGAGAATGCAGCGCTTCTTTGAAATAATGTATGAATGTCTTGACACTCGTTGATTAAATCTACATCAGTCACAAACTAATTGCAACCTGACCACTCCCCAAAACCCCGCTAACCACGGGCGCTTACGCGCTTCCGTCTGCTTTTTTGCCGCTCCATTGGCACAAACGCTCGCCCACCATGTTGTGAGTCAAGATCTGCCGCTCTGTCTCTTCGGTCATTAAATCCTCATTACTCACATAGATAGGGTTGGCTGCATCGCAGAAGAGCACGCCGGAAGTCTGTGTCTTAATCACGCACCCACTTACCATGCAGCTCACGATGAACAGCAGAAGCGCCTTTCCGCCGCACTTCATTAAATGTCTCATTTTTGACGTCCACTGTACTTTGAAGCCTTTTCCTGTCTTCCTGCCTTGCCTTCTCTTCGATCGCTTGCCGAGCCGCACGACCACCCATCGCATAAGCACCGACAAGCACGAAAAGAACGGCAGCCAGGGTAATCAGAGCAATTTTCAACTTCGAAACCAGGCTGCCGAACATTTTAAACCATC